CTTCTTTCATTCGAGCTATAGTTTCTTCTTTTTGTTTAGCTTCTAACTCGACTTTAAGTTTAAGTGCTTCATCACGCTCACTAGCCATACGGTCCATGTTAGCTTTCATCTTAGCTAATCGTTCTTCAACAATTGACTCGATGTCATCTTTAGGAGCTTCTGGTGTAGCTGGTTCTTCTGTAGTAATTACTTCTTCAACAACAGGTGTTTCTACTGGTGTTACGTTTTCTTCGATTTGATTATCGCTCATTTTATTTCCTTTCAAGCACAGCTTGGGTTGATTTATATATTTGAGTCACAGACTCGTTTGTTTCTTTGTTAGTCTTATAGCTATTACAAATATCTATGGACCAATACCATACCAGTCGTTTCCGTCTCGTATAGTTTCTAGCAGTTCTTTCGGAGTGATTTTATTTGGAGGGTCTATCAATCCGTCTTCTACTGCACGTTGTATGTATTTATTATATGTCTCCCTCGACATACCAGCCTCTCGCATTGCTTTGAGAGTCTTTTGAATTGTACCTTCACGTAATGCATCAGCATATATTTCGCGTAAGGCAAACTTCGCAGGAACTGCGTCACCTAGGTTTGAGAAGAAAGCATCGTGGATAGTTCCAGTTTCTACTTTATTCTTCCGCCCCCAAAGGTGGAATCGTCTAACAAGCACAGCGTCATTACTGTGATTGCCATTAACACCTAGACCTATTGACGCATCTTGTATACTTTGTTGCGAAATTAGTTTACCGTCTTTTGAAGGTGTTTCGTATATATTGAAGACTTTCTCCCCGGTAACAGGGTCTTTAAAGTCTATTCTTGTCTGTTCTTTTACTCGGTATCTTTGCATCATGGTTTTACCGTCAAATGTCACCCATGGGATGTCAACTGAACCAGACTCACTAACAAAATCTTTAGCTACGTCTTTCCAAAACCTGATAAATTTACCAGTAACAGGAACCTCTTCTTCGAGCTTACGTGACATAATCTTAGATATCTTATCGAACAAACGAGTACCAACTAGGTCTCCTGTTTCATCCGTAAGTTTAGCTAAGAACATGTGCATGTCCTCGGAATTCTTTACACCATCTCTGAACTCTGACTTAGCAGTTTCATATAATGAGTCGGTGATTGATGTACCCTCTTTTGAGGCTAACACCACTTTTTGTTTTATATCTCTTAGTTCATCTATTCTTGCCCAGTTCTTTCTGTCCATCTCAAAGCTTATTTTAGCATCGATAGCAGACTTGAACTTGTCAACCTCTTTAGTAGATATAGCTAGCTTACCTTTCTTAGCAAGCACTTTAGCAAACTGATTAGCAACGTTAGCCGCTTTAGTAGCATCACCCGCACCATAGAAAGCAACCATATTCTGATTCTTTGCCGCCTTCATCAAGTCAGTCCAATTAAGGTCTAGCTCTGCAAGTTCAGGTATAGCAAGGAAGTCAGGGTCGTCAACAGTACGTTTAGCAATCTCATCATAGAGTCTTTGCTTTTGTGGTGTTTGTAAAACATTAGACAACTCAGCTGAAGCTCTGTCGCCTGTAGATAAAGATATAATCTGCGCTCCACTTGAAGAAGCATCGTTTTCTATCATCATCTTTGTTTTATATTGTGCTAATAACTCTATGTCATCTGCACTCCACTTAGTTTTATCAGTGAACATCTTACCGTCCATATGCTGATGAATACGTGTGTACTCAAGAGCTAGTCTAGCAAGTTTACCTACTTCTTTATCTTCAGTAACAGCTACTAAAGGATTAGATAAGAATTCTTTTATTCTTCTATCAGGTTGTGTTGGGTTAAGTATAGTTTCCCCTATTTCTAATAAGTTCTTTTCTTGGTCTTTAAAAGCTTGAAATCTACCTTTATTAGTTAAAGTATCTAAAGGATTACCAACTAAAGCACCAATCTGAATTTGTAGTTCTTCTACAGCATCAGGATTAATAGCTACAGCACGTTGAGTGTTTAAGAATGGTCTAACAGCTTCACCCTTAGTAGGTGTAAGCAAACCACGATGATAAACACGTCCTCGGAAATCAACTGAGACGTCTACTGAGAAAGCTTCACCACGTTTACGATAATACTTAGCAGTAGCCATTGTACCACGAGCATCATTACCACGAGACATGAATAGTTTCTTCATTTCGTTTAAGTCGTCCCACTTCTTAGCTTCACCCCGTTTATCATTAAAATAAACTAGTCGTTCAGTAAAGTCGAAGAACTCATTATCAATCTCATACTTAACAGAGTTAGCATGATTCATCATATTAGCCATTTCACGGTCAATTTGATTTACATCATATGTAGAATAAACCTTTTCAGATACTACAGGCATTGCTGTCCTACGTCCACGAGCATCAAAGAATTCTTTATTCCCTGCCCTCGCATAAACTTTATTCTTAGCATCTGCATAACCAAAGCGTCTAGCTGTTCTAGCCTTCTCAGAAGCTATTTGTAGCTTTCTCATTGGCCCGTTTATAATACTAACTTGTCGAGTAACGCTAAGCCCTCTTAAAGCTTTATTAGTTACCGGTCTACCTGTTTCTAAATCAATAGGAGCAGATGTTCCAATATCACGCATAACAGTAGTACTAATCATTCCTTGTTTCTCAAGAGAATTAATAATACGACTACCATCCTTGTGGAAGTCTTTTAATGTCTTAGCTCTGAAAGGATTTAAACTTCCTATTTCTTCATCAAACATCTGGCCAATTTTAATAGCCAACATATCATAATCAGCACCATCAGCTGTAGCGATAGCGGACATAGCCTTTGCAGTAGCGTTAATAGTCTTGTCTTTTAACTGTGCTTCTGCGGACTTTCTGTTTCTAACAAATAAGAACTCGCCATCTAAGAACTCACGAGCCGAAGCTTTAGCTTTAGATATTTGTGTTGTTATCCAAGAATCAGAAGGTGGCTTCTCTTCGAAAGCTTTCTTTAGTTTCTGTTTAGTCTTGTATCCGGGAATAGCTTCTAATAGTTTATTAGTTAACTCTTTCCTGTTAGGGTATTTCTTAACAATAGGTTGTGTATAAGCCGCTATAGGAGCCTTACGGTTAAAGTAAGCGTTCTTAGCTAACTTAGCACCTTCAGTACCTCTCCATAGTTCGATATAACGATTGTCTGCTTGTTGTGAATCAATTAACTCACTCATAGTGTATTTCTTATTAAAGATATATACTGCGGGGTCATCCTCAATCTTAGCAGTTAAATTACCAAATAGTTTTCCTCTATCAGCTGAACGGTTAAATTGTAAAGTACCTAAGTCTTGAACTGCATTAAGTGTAAACTTTCTAAATACAGAAGTAGGTTTACCCCAGTCTTCCCCATTAGCGTTTGACCTAACAAATGTTTGTCTCATAACGTCAGTAACAACTGCACGTTGATTAGTAGAAACATCTCTGCTTAAGTTATTTACGAAGTTCTCAATGTATACTTTTTGTTCGTCAGTTAGACCTTCTGCACCAGCTACTTTAGCCAAACGTTCTTTTAGAATCTCTGGTTCTTGTATCTGTAGATGTCTTCCTGCACCACTAGTATAATCAGCACCTTCAGCATTAAATACTGCACCATCTCTATTGCTTTTAAAAGCTCTACGACTACCTTGTTTCTGAGATAAAGAGTTACCTTTAAAATCAGTCAAAGCTAATGCTTGTGCATTCTCTGCCGCATCATTCTTAAAGTGCGCTCTAAGAGCCGCTGTATGTGATTTAGAATCCATTAATTGTTTTGGGTTACTAAATTCAAGTGTTACTTTACTTTCATTCTTGGCGGTAGGTCTGTTAACTGTTGTATTTGCTCTACGCATAAGACCACGTATAGACAACGCTTTACCAATAGGAGAAATGAATTCTTTAGCTTCTAGCTTTCCTCTTTGGAATAACTTAGCTTGTCTTTCACCACCTAATAGTTTGATGTGTATGTCTGTACCTTGTCTTCTTAACCATTCTGAGTAAGTTTTAATCCTAGTAGGTTCGCCTGTAAGCTGAGTACCTTTAACCTTTTTAAGATTCCTCGGCTTAATATTCGGAGAAGCAACTGTTTGTAATTCTTCCTTGCTCTTAATAACAGGAACCATCGTACTACGGCAGTTCCAATGTAAAGGAGGTTGAAAACGTCTGTCATCGATATCATATACTTTTCCATTATGAAATGAACATATAGCGCTTGTCCTACCATCTAATATGGCAGTAAACATGTAGCCCTTAACAACTTCATTATTGGCTTCCATAACTTGATTAAGTGAAGCAACTTGTGTAGTTGTAATAGATGTTCTAGTTAAAGTCCTTGCTTGATGCTCAGTTATCTTAGTCGTCTTCATAACGTCTTTAATAATCTCATCTTGAGTTAATCCTTTGGATAACCCTAGACGTACTCTTGTTTGTATTCTTACTAGCTCACCTGAAGCAATATTCTTCATATTACCTTTCAGTGTTCGTGAGCCTTTAATTTGTGGACCTGTTATCTCAGCTACTAAAGCTTTGTTCTTTGGCTTTTGTACTCTGTAGAATTCTTTTAATTCAGCGTCCAAATTGTTCTTGTGGAAAACCCTTTGAGAGTTGGAGAACTCTAACAAGCTCTTAGTGTTGTGAGATTGGAGTTCTTTAGCGAACCTAGTTACTTCAGGTTTCACGTTAGCTCTAATATCCCCTCTTAAAAGGTTTCTTAAATTAAATCTGTGTTTACGGATAATAGTGCGGTTTCCCTTTTGCA